CTACGGTCACGCCCCATCTCATATGTGGCTAGAGCCTGTACAGATTGATTATACATTTTATCGTAGTATTGTATCATATCCGCTGGACCTTTCAAGTATCCAAGTGCTTCTAAAATACAACCATACAACAGCACGTTTGGAGCATTTTGACTTAACCAAGTAGATGTTTGTGTACTTGATAAACCATCAGGCTTGTACGTGTATGCGAGCTCTACAGTTAATGCAGCGTTCGGGGTTGGCGCTAGATAGTGTGTATCTTGGTCCCAGTCAGCATAATATTTAGGCGTTCCAGCACCTGCAGATGTTCTATCTGGTGCGTATTCAGTCATAAACGAAATATCTTTCTGTATCAAGAAAGTTCTATCATCATTACTGTCTATTAATTGAATATATCTTGTTGCTTCCCAATCAGAGGGAAGTGGTAAAAAAGGATTGTTTACTGTCAACGTAGCAGTATCATATTTTCTGTAGTAATTTAAATCTACTGTTCTTCTAATCCTATCTTCAACTGATTCTATAAAAGGTTGAATGACAGTATTAGAAAGAACATTTGTGCTTGTTTCTGTGTAATTTCTTACATTATCTGTTAAATCGGAATAATCGGTCATGACGTGCTCACTGTAACATTACCTACG